CACCCGAAAAAAAAATCTCAGCCTATAGTACAAAAACAAACAATATGGCCGGTGGTCTCATGCAACTCGTCGCCTACGGCGCCCAAGATGTCTACTTGACTGGTAACCCAAAAGTCACTTTCTTCCAGGCTGTTTACAAACGCCATACTAACTTTGCGATGGAAAACATCGAACAAACTGTCAACGGTACTGCCGCGTCCTCCGGTCGCGTTTCCGTCACGGTCGCCAGAAATGGTGATTTGATTGCGGACATGTACCTTGAATTGACCGCGAAAGACGCTGCCGCCACTTCCATTGCTAAGGATGCGTGGCTCGCGGAACGCGCCATCGCGACTGCTGAATTGTCCATCGGTGGTCAAAGAATCGACAAACACTACCAAAAGTGGTGGAGATTGTACGCAGAATTGTACTTGGATGACGGTAAGAAGTTGAACTACGGTAAGATGACTTCGTCTGTCAAAGGGGGTGCAGTTTACTTGCCATTGATCTTTTTCTTTAACAGAAACCCAGGATTGGCCTTGCCATTGATTGCCTTGCAATACCACGAAGTCAGAATTGACTTGGACTTGGCCAGCGATTTCGAAACCAACTTCTCCGCCTTGAAGGTGTGGGGTAACTACATCTACCTTGACACTGAAGAGCGTAGACGATTCGCACAAAAGGGTCACGAATACTTGATCGAACAAGTCCAACACACTGGCACTGACTCCTTGGCCGACGCTGACGCCACCAAGCAAGTCAGATTGTCGTACAATCACCCAGTCAAGGAATTGGTGTGGTGTACTACAGTCGCTGGTAACACGCTTGCAAACTTTACCGGTACACCAGTTACTATCACTTCCAATGTTACCGCTCTCGATGTGACCGCAAACGTGTTCATCAACCCAGCCTCTGCGGGTTCCCCACAACTGTTCTTGGACGCCGGGGATCAATTCGATGAAGGTGTTGCTGGTCCATTGTCGACCTTCAAGTTGGTCCTCAACGGTCAAGACAGATTCAAGGAACAATCCGGTAAGTACTTTAACCAAGTCCAACCATTCGTCCACCACTCCGGCTCCCCAATGCCAGGGATCTACTCGTACTCTTTTGCGCTCAAGCCAGAAGAGCATCAACCAACGGGTACCTGTAACTTCTCCAGAATCGACAACGCGCAAGTTTCGGTTACGTGTGACAGATCGTCCAGTTCCCTCCACATGTTCGCGACGAACTACAACGTCCTCAGAATCCAATCGGGTATGGGTGGCCTCGCGTTCTCCAACTAAGCGTCTATTAAGCGTTTAAAAATTTAAAAAATAAATAAAATTTACAATTTAAAAATTAAAATTTAGACCAAATTTTAAAGTTTAACCCCCAAAACTCGACGCAGTTTTTGCATAACGTTAGGATCCGGAATTGATTTACCTAATTCGTATGAAGAGATGATATCTGTTGATACGTGTATAAGACCCGCGAGATCCTTTTGCGTATACTGTTTTGCAACACGCGCCCGTTGGATCGTTAATCCTGTTTCTTTACTTACTTTCCTGTGTGTACCGGCTAATTCGGCTTCATCAAGTTTCTGTTCAGGTGATTTTCCCGAATATTGACCCCGTTTCGGTAACTTGATTTCCTGACCCATGAACTTGACGTATTTTTCCTTTTCCTTTTCCTTATTGACTTTACCGCGAATAATAACAGGATCCCAATCTTGATAATGGTTCATTTTGTTTCAAAGAGACTTAAAATTTTAAGTAGCGATACTGATATAATGAATTTTATAATTGGAATATCAGTAACTTTTACCGTACTTGGTGTTATAATATTATCACTTTTCTGCCCAAAATCGTGTTGCGATGAAACTGAAACATAAAGAATTACGCGTGTAATACGTTAATGGAACCTATATATACATTCTTAATAATTTTTGGAACTGTATGTGGTTCGTGTATGTTGTTTAATCCATTGGTTAAATGTTACTATTACTGTTTCCCGTATAAAAAGGAACACGTTGTTGAAATATAAAGATTTTATCGTATATACTAGTAAGTATGATAGAAGTCTACACAGACGGAAGTTGTCTAGGAAACCCTGGTCCCGGTGGTTGGGCATATATTATAGACGACTTTATAGGTCGAGGTGGTGCTAAGGTAACCACAAATAATTTAATGGAAATGACCGCGGTCGTAAAAGCACTCGAGAAGTGTATAGAATTAGGACACGATACCGTAACTGTATATACCGACAGTAACTACGTAAAAATGGGGTTACTCGAGTGGTCTAAAAACTGGGAACGTAACGGTTGGAAAACGAGTAAAGGTGAACCCGTAAAGAATAAGGATTTATGGATACACATGTTATACTTATTGCGTAAAATTGATTTTGTTGATATAAAGTGGGTCAAGGCACACAATGGAAACAAAAAGAACGAGATTGTAGATACACAGGCACGAGAATATGCTTATTTATTTTCTAAGAAAGAGTAATGGGAGACGATACTTCAGAACAACATCATTGGTGTCCAAAACAAGAACAACTCCTAATCCGATGGGCCGAAAAGGCTGCCGGGTACCGATGGTTACACAATCACGCGCGTATGTTTTATAAAAAACAAAACGATTGGTTATCGTACCCGTGTATAGTTATATCGAGTATTACGGGTGTTGGTGGGTTTGCGGTTTTAAGTCCTAATGATCAAAACATGTCAACCGAACAAAAACAAAAAATTGTTATTTTTCAATATTTTTTCGCGTTTATGAATGTTATTGCGGGTATACTTACATCGATATCAAAGTTTAACAATTCTTCACGTATGATGGAAGCACACTCGGTCATGTCCGTACAATACTCAAAATTCTATAGGAACATTGATATGGAATTATCATTAGAAACCAAATATCGCGAAGACGTTTTAGATTTTGTGAATAAAGTGCGTTTAGAATACGATAGATTACTTGATGAAGCACCCGATATACCCGGGCACACGATAGAGGCGTTTAACGAAACGTTTCCCGATAAAGAAAACAAACCTGACGTGTGTAATGGTTTAAGTATAATTTCAAATAGTGAACTAGTTAAACAAGACGATTCGCGTGTATCAAAAGCTATAAAAAAATGGATGACGCGTCCAAAAACACCAGATAACAAATTACCAACACCGAGACACTCACTAGATTTAGAGTCTTACCCTTCGTGTGGGGTATAAAGATTATGGTTTATATATGAATATGATCCTATAGCTCAGTTGGTTAGAGCGCGGTGCTTATACACTACTAGGTATACCTAAGTGACTTTATCGTCACAAACGCAACGCCGAGGTCGCGGGTTCGACCCCCGCTGGGATCACGCCTACTTTTTAACGTGTTAAAGATATACCCCGTTAAAAAGTAAATGATTAGAGTTTCTTCAATTCCCCCAAGTCCCGAAAACAAACGTAACCAAATACGTAAGAACATTCTCGAAGGTACGTATTCTAAAAAAATAAATATTGCGTTTCAAACGTTCGAGAACCCACGTCTTCAGTTCAGGTTCGCGGAAGCACTCGACGAGGCCGATGAAAAGTGTTACGTTTCGGGAACATCAGAAGAGTGTTTTGCGGCATGGCAAGAAGTTGATGAATTGGAAGATTCAATGATGCGTCTCGGCGTAGAAGTATTTCAAAACTATAGTATGCGATACGGGTCATTACTCAGACGTACGTTCAAACTTAGATGGAATGTTCGTAACGTCGAGGACCATCACGTCATACCAAAAGAGTTCAAGAGTCACCCAATTATTGAAAAGGTTAAGTATGATATCCACGCGAGCGAAAACATAATAATGATGCCGCGTGAAATTGGTAATTTGCGTGAGAATAGACTTACACATAGAGGTAATCATAAAAAGTATAACGAATATGTCGGTAACGTTCTTAATTCGATGGAAAATACCGATATAACTGAACCAGAATTTAAACAGTTTGTTGACTTTTTAAAAATTGGGTGTCGGTTTCGTCCACAAGATATACCTTGGAACTAATTTAGTATCCGTATGTAAGAACTTTTGTTGTTTCTGTTGGGTACTGTCTAGAAAAGAACTCTTTACGTTTCCAATCACTATGACCAATAGTACTCGGACCCGATCGATCTATTTCCATATATTTTCGTAAATCTTTATAGTAAATACGTGCACCTTTCGCGATAATATCTTCATGTTTCATGTCAACATGGTTATCTATAGGAAAAAAGTGTTTATAATACTTTCTCATATTATCGACGTTTATGAGGTAACATTTACAGCTTGATATCCATTTAACGCGTTCAATATCGTTTTCTATAGGAACACTTTTATCGATATATCTCGATAAACAGTGAAAAAAGCACATTTCGAAATTATTTTTTTTAGTGTCTATAACCTTTTGTATTTCGTGATAAAACTGATTATTTTTTACGATTACATTATCTTCGAAAACAACGGCATATTTAAGACCCTGATCAAAGCATCGTTTATAAAATTCCATGTGGCCCATATAACACCCTATAGCCCCTAAATTGAAATGTGTTATGTCAGGTCTTTTATGATTACTATTATAGTGTAATCGTAAAGATTCATTATAATGTTTTTTTTCAACAAGAGATTTATATTTCATTGCGTTTGTTAGTATCTTTGTATCTTCACTGTATATGAGTTCCAATGGTATAGATGAATTATGATTTCCTAGAAAGTTTTGACGTCTTCTGGAAGATGTTGGGATACTGATAAGGAAACACTTATAGTCTGGGTTTTTACGGGATCGACGTAAAAAACGTGTAACGAGTACCAGTAGAAGAACCGATATTAAAATCGGAATGAACATTCTTACTTAAAGAGTACAGACATTATAATTTTGTGATGCCGTGGCCGAGTGGTCTAAGGCGCCAGATTAAGGCTCTGGTTCGAAAGAGCGCAGGTTCAAATCCTGTCGGCATCACCGTGCGATAGCTCAGTTGGTAGAGCATTGGATTGTAATTTTGAATTATTATAACTATTCGTTTAGTTGCTAAACTCCAATTGTCCCGAGTTCGATCCTTGGTTGCGCGACCCCATACCCATTTCTCTCGTAACTCAGTTGGTTAGAGTGTGCGACTGTTAATCGCGAAGTCACCGGTTCAACTCCGGTCGAGAGAGTTTTTACAAATTTAGCAAACGATCGCAGGTTCGAACCCTGTCGCGAG